AACCCGAGCCGGAACCGGAACCAGAGCCCGAGCCGATCGCGGAGCCTGAGCCGATGCCCGCGCCGGCCCCCATGCCCGCGCCCGCGCCGGCCCCCATGCCCGCGCCCGCGCCGGCACCGACGCCCGCGCCGGTCGCCGAGCCTTTGGAGGCATGGACGGTCGAGGTGCCTAGCGCGACGCGATCGCAGATGGAGCGCCTGGCATCCCTGCTCAAGGCGCAGGGGATCACCGGAAGCATCCGCCGGGGCACGCCCGCCCAGGTGGCAGCGAGGATGGAGTAGACGATGGCAGAAGACAAGCACATGACGCTGGCAGAGGCCGTGGCCCAGGTGCAGCGATCCGTTGTCGTGCCCAAGGCACGCTACAACGCCCACGGCAACTTCTACTACCGCTCGATGGAGGACATCGTGGCGGCGCTCAAGGAGCCGTGCAAGGAGGCGGGCATAGCCTTCACGCTCAACGACAGCATCGAGCAGATCGGCGAGCGCTACTACGTCAAGAGCACGTGCCGCCTGTTCTTCGTGGACGGCGAGGACGGGACGCTTGAGGTCTGTGGCTACGCCCACGAGCCTGACCAGCAGACGGGCATGAACATGGCGCAGGTCACCGGCAGCGCATCGAGCCACGCCCGCAAGTACGCCCTGTGCGGCGCTTTCGCGATCGACGGCACGAGCGACCCGGACAGCCTGAGCGGCAAGCCCGAGAAGGAGCCGCCCGAGTTCGGGCAGTTCATCGCGAAGTGCAAGAGCTGCGGCACCTCCTACCAGTTCGAGAGCCGCCAGCAGTACGAGCAGTTCAAGGCCAATCCCGGGTGCTGCCCGTCCCCCGCGTGGCAGGTCGTGTAGGCCATGCAGGACCTCTACGCCGAGCGCATGAAGCTGTTCGACAGGCTCATGGACGAGCTCCAGGCGCTGCGCAACAGCGGGAGCCAGTACGCCGAGAACGAGGCCGAGTACCGCAAGGCGCTGCGCGTGGCGATCCTCGAGGAGCGGTCCAAGGGGACGCCCGTGACGGTGATAAGCGACCTCTGCCGAGGCCGGGAGGGCATAGCCGAGCTGAAGCAGCGCAGGGACTGCTCCGAAGCGCTCTACAAGGCGAGCCAAGAGGCGATAAACGTGTACAAGCTCAAGATCCGGACCGTCGACGAGGACATAAAGCGCACCTGGTCGAACGGGACGGGCGAAGGGAGTTACTAAATGTCGATCAACCGAGTGAACATCAGCGGGAACCTCACCCGCGACCCGGAGCTGCGCGCGACCCAGGGCGGCATGCAGGTGCTGGGCTTCGGCGTGGCCGTCAACGACCGCCGCCGCAACCAGCAGACGGGCGAATGGGAGGACTACCCGAACTTCGTGGACTGCACGATGTTCGGCAACCGCGCCGAGGCCGTGAGCCGCCACCTCTCCAAGGGGACGAAGGTCGCGGTCGAGGGCAAGCTGCGCTATTCGAGCTGGGAGAAGGACGGCCAGCGCCGCAGCAAGCTCGAGGTGATCGTGGACGAGATCGAGCTCATGAGCAGCCGCCAGCACGCGGAGCAGGGCAACCCGCCCTACGTCGCGGAGCGCCCGCAGGCCTACGCGCCGCAGCCCGCGCCCCAGTGGTCCGCGCAGCAGGCGTACCGGAACCCGCCCGCGACGACCCCGCAGCGGCCCCAGGCGCCCGCCCAGGCCCCGCAGGCGGCCCCGCAGGCGGCCCCGCAGGCGGCCCCGCAGCCGGTCCAGCCGGAGCTCTACGACGGCGACATCCCGTTCTAGGGGGCGACGGCATGCAGGTACTGGACTCGCTCATAGACGGGCCGCTTAGGCTGCGCAACCGCAGGGAGGGCGACGAGCTTATCGGCATGATCGTCCGGTACCTGCGCACAGGCGAGCAGCCCGAGCCTCGGACGGACGCCCAAGAGGCCGTGCTGTTCGCCGTGCAGCCCGTCATGGAGACCTCGCGCAAGCGCATCGTGGCGGGAGGCTCCGGCGGCAAAGCGGCAAGCAACTATGCAAGCAAAACGGGAAGCAAACCGCCAAGCAAAAGCGGAAGCAAAACGCAGAGCAAAGCGGCAAGCAACGATGCAAGCAAACCCGAAAGCAAACGGGCAAGCGAAGAGGAAGAGGAAGAGGAGTTAGGAAAAGGGATTAAGGAGAGTGGGAAAACGGCGCGTTTCCGCGCCCCCTCTCCCGCCGAGGTCGCCGAGTACGCCGAGCAGTTCGCTGCGGACAAGGGCCTCGACCTCATCGCCCTCGACTTCGACCCAGAGCGGTTCGTCGACTTCTACGCCCAGAAGGGCTGGATGGTCGGGCGATCGCACATGAAGGACTGGAAGGCCACGGTGCGCAACTGGCTGCGCACCTCAAAGCCGAGAAACGAAAGCGTGAAGGAGGTACCGGACGATGGATTCTCGGCCTACGACTGAGTGCCCGCACTGCGGCGCGGCGCTCAAGGCCCGCTACACGCAGCTGGGCACCAGGCGCCTGTTCTGCGGATACGAGCAGTGCGGGTGCCCGGGCGCCGAGGCCGAGCGCGAGGAGGAGCGCCGGGCCGAGGCGGAGGCCGCACGCAAGGCGGTTCAGGACAAGGCCATGCACGACTGGAAGCGCGCCGGCGTGCCCGAGCGCTACATGAGCCTCGACCACCCGCTGGCCGCAGAGATCGCCGACGGCATGGAGCGCGGCCAGTGGGTCTACCTCTGGGGCGACGTGGGGACGCACAAGACCACGTGCGCCGCGGCCGTGGCCAAGCGGCTGGCGGGCGGCGGGCGGCCGGTGCTCATGGCCCCGATGTACCGCATCCTCGACGAGATCCAGCGCAGCTTCCACGAGGGCGGCGACCCGCTCAAGCGCTACGCCGAGGTGCGCTACCTGATCGTGGACGACCTGGGCAAGCGCAGGCCCACGGGCTTCGTGCTCGACAGCCTGTTCAGCCTGATCGACCAGCGCTACTCGGCGATGCTGCCCACGCTGGTGACCACGCAGTACAGGCCGAGCGACCTCGTGCGCAGGCTCGCCGAGCAGGGAGACCCCGACACAGCCAAGGCCATCGTGTCGCGGCTCAGGGGCGGGGCCAGGGTCGTGCACTTCGACGGCCCGGACGGGAGGCTGCGATGATCCTCGATGCAGGCATCTTGCGCGGCTACCCGAAGGAGCGAGCCGAGCTCTACGGCAAGCCGCACCTGGGGGCGCGCTACACCCACGGCGGGGCATACGAGGCGCTGTCTCCCAGATGCTGCGTCTGCGGCAGGCGCGCCGGAAGTGTGCACCACGTGGCGCGCCGCTCGTGGGGCGAGACCTTCCGCCTGGTGACGCCGCGCGGCACCTGGGACCTGCGGAGCCCGCTGTTCTGCCTGTGCGGCAGCGGCACCACCGGGTGCCACGACGGGTTCCACGGCGGGGCGCGGCTCAAGGCCGAGTGGGCGTGGCGCTCCTCCGTCTACGAGGAGGCGTGGTGGTCCGGGGAGCTTCTCCGGGAATACGGCCCGCACCACCCGGGCCTGTACGAATTCGGCTGCTGGCTGATAACCGACAGATACGGCAACGAGATGTTCAGGGAGGCGATGTGATGGGCGGCGAGCTGGACGGCTTCACGGGGGCGGACCGCGCCGTCCCCGTGGACATGAGGGAATTCGCGGAATCGATATGGGAGAAGACGGAAGGAGACCAGGCATGAACAGGGGAATCGCCGGAGTGAACGAGGTCCTTTTCAGACAGCTGGACCGCCTGGAGTCGGTCGACAGGACGGACGCCAAGGCGATGCAGGCCGAGATCGCGCGCAGCAAGGCGGTGCAGCAGGTGGCGGGCAAGGTCATCGAGAACGGCCGCCTCGTGCTCGACGTGGCCAAGGCGGGCGTGGCCGCGGGCGAGGCCGTGAAGCTGCCGAAGGGGCTGCTGGGCGAATGAGGCGCTGGACGGAGGAGCAGGAGGCGTGGCTGCGCGAGCGCTACCCGTACGAGCGCACCCGCGTCCTGTGCCGCCATTTCGCCTGGAGGTTCGGCAGGCAGGTGAGCGAGGAGGCGATGGCCCAGAAGGCCAGCGGCCTCGGCCTGCGCAAGGTCCCGCGCGACCTGCCCGACCGGGCCGCCCGGACCGTGAGGTGGTCGAGCGAGCCGGAGATGGACGCGTGGATGGCAGATCACGACGAGGGGCAGTCCCTCATGTCGCTCTCCGCCGCCTTCGCCGAGCGCTTCGGCTTCCCGCTCGCCAGGCAGCAGATATGCGCCTGGCGCTCATCGCGCGGCAGGCAGACCAAGAGGTCCTACGGCGGCGCCCTCGCCCCCATCGGCACCGAGCGGGACACGGGCAAGGGCTACGTCCTCGTCAAGGTGGCCGAGAGGCCGGAGGTCCCGGGCTCGAAGGACAACTGGCGGGCGAAGCACGTGCTCGCCTGGGAGGCCGTCCACGGGCCCGTGCCGGAGGGGTACGACGTGCTGCGGGCCGACGGGGACCCCGCGAACCTCTCGCCTGACAACCTCGTGGCCGTGCCGCACAGGATGATCGCCCGGCTCAACTCCCGGGACGCGCCGGAGTGGCACGACCGGGAGAGCCTGGAGGCGGCCCTCGCGTGGTGCGAGCTGAACGCCGCCATCGCGACCGCCGAGGCGAGCGTGCCGCGCACGTGCCAGGTGTGCGGCAGGACCTTCGTCCCGCCCGACGGGAGCAGGTTCGCGAGGTCGAGGCGCTGCGCCGTCACCTGCCCGGAATGCGTGGCGAGGGGCCGCAAGGCGCGCGGGACCAGAAGCGTCAAGGAGACCCGCGCATGCAAGGTCTGCGGGAAGAGGTTCGGCGCGACGCAGAGCAACCAGTGGCGCTGCCCAGAGTGCATCGCGGCAGCGCCGAAGTGGAGCTGGAGGCTCCAGAAGTCGCTTAGGAAGGAGAGCTGATGGAGGAGAGCATAGGGGACGTCGTGGCCGACTGCGCGGCGGTGTTCCGTTTCGACGAGAGGAAGCCCCAGGAGCGCGCCCACGACTACCTGAGGGAGCGGCGGGTGGCCCGAGGATGCGACGACACGGCCATGCAGTGCGCATGCGAGGACATGGTGCGCAGGGCCTACCGCGTGGGCCTCACCGAGAACGCCACCGAGGTGGCCAGGGAGACCGCGAGGGTCATCGCGGAGGGGATCATGGGGGTGCTCGACGATGAGTGAAGGCACCGCGCGAAACCTCGTGATGAAGAGGGTCGACCCGTTCACGGGCGAGTACCGGCGCACCCCGGGGTTCGTGGAGTGCTCCGCGTGCGGGTTCCACGGGATGGTCTACGAGTACTCTGCGTTCAGCGACCTGCTGGGGGCTGATGTCGTCTTCTGCCCGGTGTGCGGGAGGAGGTTCGAGGATGACTAGCTACGAGCCGGCGAGCGGGCGGAACCTCCCGCCAGGCTGCATGGACGAGGACATCGACCGGGAGTTCGGCAGGGTGCCGACGTGCGGGGACTGCCGCCACCTGCTGGAGGGCTGCTGCGACTACGGGATATGCGAGTTGGAATTCGAGGAGGCCTTCGAGGAGCAGCAGGCACGCGAGCGCCTGGCGGCATGGGAGGCCGCCGAGTGGGCGTTCGGCTGGATCGTCGACAACTACAAGGACATGCAGGAGGACTGGTGCGAGAGATGGAAGGGGGTTCGATGACGATGAAGAGTAGCAATCGAATCGAGCTGCCCCGCGATGCCGAGGGGCGAAAGATTCCGAGGAGCACCGAGGTATTGTATGACGCCAACGGCAAAAAGCTGCGCATCACCAGCTTTACGTACAAGTGCGATGTACTCAGTATTTGGTCACAGTGGAAAGTGTTTAGCCCGGATATTAAGGGCGAGGACGATGGAATGCTCCCGACAGACAGCCTGTACCTCACCCCGCCCGACAGCCTTGAGCAGCTCGCGGAAGATCTCAACAGGGCGGTCAATTACAAGAGTGAAAACGGCTACCCAACACCGTCGTGCGCTTATGCGGGCCGCCGCAAAGGATTCACTTGCGCCGGCTGCAAGTTCAGCGATTTGACAGACACCTGCTTGACAGCAGTGATCAAGGATGTTGCCGCCCGCGTGAACCATCTGTGCGGTGATGCCGAATGATTACCGATAACCAGCGCCGAGAGGTGGCGAAGCGGCTGCGCGGGCTTGACGTCGTGATAACCAGCCGCGACACGCTCGAAAAAGCCATGGATAAGCTTATGAAAGCCGTATACGGAGAACGACCGTTCTCGCCTGTGCGCTACTCAGTGCGCAACCTGTGCGGCCTTGGCTACGCTCTCGCAGACCTCATCGAGCCGCAACCCATCGACGGAAACACCTCAGATGGATACCACACGTTCAATGAGCTTTATCATCATCGAGCCGTGCTGTTCTCCGTCATCGTTGAGAATTTCGCAGCCCGAGCGTGGAAATCAAAGCTGCACGCAGATGGAACCATGTACAAGGGGATGTTCATTGTCGGCATCGAGACTCCAGACGGGCAAGCGACGTATCACTACGACGTAGTGCCTTACTGGAATCTGTTCCGATGCAAGGAGGTTGACCGTGCGCCAGAGTGGGACGGGCATACGCCAGACCAAGCCATTGAGCGAATTGGCAAGCTGGTTGATTGTAAAACCGACCGCCCGACCGCAACAGCGTCGATGGACTACGAGGCTATGGAGGACGGCGTGCCCGATTGCCGCATATGGACTTGCCACAGGTGCAACGAGAGCTTCCCTGTGTACCGAGGTTTTATCCCAGCATACTGCCAGAACTGCGGAGCGGAGGTGATTGATGAAGACAGTGTCAATTAAATGGCGCAAGACAGGTGAACTGCGCTACGACAAGGTTCACCGTGACTACCAATGCACCTGCTGCGGGACGTGGTTCCAAGACGACTTCGTGACCACAATGGACGAGAACGATGTTCCAGGGATACAAGACATGAGCTATTGCCCGGCGTGCGGGGCTGAATTCATGAAGCGGGGGGAGTGAGCAGGAGGACACGTGCGGCAGATGCGATGGCTAGCGGAGTCGCTCGCGGTGGCGGCGGTCGCGCTGCTCGCGGCGACGGCATGGTTCGCCCGGGCGCTCGCTGTCGTGATGGTCGCTCTCGCGCGCTTCGCGTGCGGGTGATTGGAGGAATGGAATGGACGAGATTGGAAGGTTAATCGGCAGGCTCATCGGATACCTCATCATGACGGTGCTCATGCTGCTGTGCATCGCCGCCGTGCTGTGGTGTATGCAGCTGGTCGAGGGGATGGTCGCATGAGCGCCGGCGAGAGGGTTGCGCAACAGCTCCGCGACGCCGCGGCCCTGCTGGAGTCCATGGCGGACGACGTGGCGGGGGACATCGACGAGAGGTTCGTGCTGATGCCAATAACGGTCACCATCAAGATAGGAAGCACCGATGAGACCCCAACCTTGTCGGTGAAGAAGGACTACTGCGCGAGGAAGCGCCTAGCATGACGTGGAGCTCCAACGGCAACGCCGAACGCAAGCTCAAGGCGAGGCTGAGGGCCGAGGGCAGGCCGTGCCACATCTGCGGCCAGCCCATAGACTACAGCCTGCCGCCCGGCACGCCGTGGAGCTTCGAGGCCGACCACGTGGTGCCGAGGGCGAGGGGCGGCGCGGTGCTGGACTACGCGAACCTCGACGCGGCGCACCGCATCTGCAACCAGAGGAAGGGCAAGCACATGCCGGGCGACGCGAGACCTGTCGAGATAAGGCGCACGAGGCTGTTCTAAGCAGATGGAACATATAGGGCACCCCATGGGGCATGGCACTCACCGGCCGTGCCCCTTTTTCATGGCGATTGGACGGGGGCATCGCCCCTCCCCGGGGTCGAAGGACACCCATGCCGCAAAGGACCGATATCCCCCCCCGCTAAAACACGGCACACCGGGGTATCCGGCGCATCTCACGCCGAGGAGACAATGCCGCCACGAGAAAGGGGGCCGCATTGTTGGAGATGCCGGAATCGGTCGCATCGGACGACTACCAAGCACAGATCTGGGCGAGCGTCACCGCATCGGGGCGCTTCACGGCCGAGGACGCGCCGAACATCGCGTTGCTGTGCTACTGGCACGCCGTGGCGAAGGCCGCGGAGGATGCCATGAGCAAGGGCAAGTCCGTGAAGGTGCTCGACCCCGTCGGCTACAAGCCCATCAAGGCCAAGAACGGGCGGCATGCCATCATGGAGCGACCGCACCCCGCCGTGTCCGTGCTCAAGCAGGCGACCGCCGAGATACGCGCGCTCAACGAGCTGCTCGGCCTGTCGCGCAGGGCCGTCCAGGCGCAGACCCCGCAGGCGCGCCCCCAGAGCGAGGGCGCGAAGGTCCTAAGCCTGATGTTCGCGGACCGCGAACGCAAGGCTAAGGCGGCCGGTGCCTGATGGAACCCAGGCAGACACCGACCTACGAGGCGAACGTCCCGGATGACCTCAGCGGCGACGGCGAGATGGCGTGCGAGCTGGCCACAGCATACTTCGGCGGACCGCTCCCGTGGCAGCCGCACCTGCTCGACGCGATGCTCGCACGCGACGTACGAGACAGGTATATGCTTCGCACGCTGGGCATCTCCATCCCGCGACAGAACGGCAAGAGCTGGGTCGTGCGCGCGAGGTGCTTCTACGGCGCGCTCAACGGCGAGAAGATCCTGTACACCTGCCAGCACGGGGACACCTCCGACCAGATGTTCCAGGAGCTGTCCCAGCCGTTCGAGGACGAGGACAACGAGGAGCTGCACGACCTGCTGCTAGCCGTGCGCAAGACCAACGGGCAGCAGGCTATCAAGCTCAAGAACGGCGGCCTTATCCGCTTCACGACGCGCACCGACTCGCTCGCGCGAGGCAAGACCTACGACGTGCTCATCTACGACGAGGCGCAGGAGCTGACCGAGAAGCAGCAGGCGGCATCGCTGCCGGCCATCTCCGCCAGCGCCACGCACAACCCGCAGACCATCTACCTCGGCACCCCGCCGAGCCCGGACAACATCGGCACGGTCTTCCGCGACCTGCACGACGACGTCCACGGCGGCGAGTCCGAGATGGCGTGGATCGAATGGGGTGCGGACGAGATAGGCGACGTCCACGACGAGGCGCGCTGGTACGAGTGCAACCCGTCCATGGGCACGGTGCTCAACTACGAGGCCGTGAAAGGCGAGTCCGAGCAGATGCAGCCGGACGTCTTCGCGCGCGAGCGCCTTGGATGGTGGGCGAAGACGGGCAGCTCGTACCTCTATGCGCTGGATGCCGAGAAGTGGGACGGGTGCGCATGCGAGGATGCGCCCGCGGGCGGAAAGCTCGCTTTCGGCGTGAAGTTCTCCGCGGACGGCTCCCGCGCCGCCGTCTCCTGGGCGCTCGCCGATAGGGACGGCCCGTCATACGTCGAGCTTTACGACGTGATGGGCGCTTCGGGCGGAACGGTCGCGATCTCGGACATGCTTCTGCGCAATCGCAACGAGATAGCGTGCGTGTGCATCGACGGCCGCTCCGGAGCCGACGCGCTCAAGCGCCGGCTGCTCGACGGCGGCTTCAGCAAGTGCGCGCTGGTCATCGGAACGCCGGCAATCGTGCAAGCAGCGGCATCCATGCTCGCAGACGAGGTCAACTCCGGCACGCTCACGCACATCGAGTCGCCGGCGCTCGACGACTCGGCGCGCAAGTCGCTCAAGCGCGACATCGGCAGGGACGGCTGGGGCTTCGCGGACGGCCCCGACTCCATCGCAGCCCCCATCGAGTCCGCATCGCTCGCCCTGTGGGCGGCGAGGACCACGAAACGAGACCCACGCAGGGAACAGGAGGCCAGCTTCTGATGGCAGCAGTGAACATGGAACTGGCGGGGCAGGTTGCATCCGCCGCAGGCCTGGAGCCGGAGGACGCGGCCCTCGTCCGCGAGCTCATGACGGTATGGCGCGAGCACCGCGCCAGCAACCTCGAGCGCGAGGACTACTACCTCGGGCACGTGTCGGTGAAGGACCTCGGCATCGCCATGCCGGCGAGCCTCGCCAAGAAGATCAACCCTCGCGTCGACTGGCCGCGCAAGGCCGTCCACGCCCTGGCCGACAGATCCATCTTCAACGGCTTCACATGCGACGACGAGGAGACGGCCAGCACGCTGCGCGCCGTCTGCGAGCGCAACCAGCTCGAGCGGCTCTACCGCAAGAACCTCATCGGCGAGCTGAAGCACTGCTGCGGCTTCTGGACGGTGACGGACGGGGGCGGGCACCCCGTCATCTCGGCGTACCCGGCCACCGCGGCCGCGGCCCTGTGGGACGACGCCCGCAAGGCCATCAGGGCGGGCCTCGTCGTGGCGGAGTCGAAGAAGATGCCGGGCGACACGGAGCGCGTGCCGACCGTCGTGCACCTGCTCACCGCCGACAGCCTCGTGGTGCTCACGCGCGACGGCGGCTCGTGGACAGCTGAGTACCGCGAGCACTCGATGGGGCGCTGCCTCATGGAGCCGATGGCGCACGGCGCGACCCTCGAGCGCCCCTTCGGCACGTCGCGCATCAGCCGCTCCGTGATGAGCATCACGGACGACGCGATCCGCCAGCGCGCCCGCATGGAGGTCGCCGCCGAGGCCGCGACCCTGCCGCAGACGTGGCTGCTCGGCACCTACAAGAAGATGCTCAACGAGAACAACAAGTACGACGCGTCGATGGGAGCCGTGAACGAGATCACGAAAGACCCGGACGGAGACAAGCCCACGGTCTGGCAGTCCGCGCAGCTGCAGATGGCCCCGCTCACGGAATACCTGCGGCAGCTCGCCTGCCAGATGTCATCCGTGACCAACGTGCCCGTGAGCTTCTTCGGCGTGTCGAACGACAACCCGTCGTCTAGCGACGCGATCGCCGCATCGTTGGAGCCTCTGGTAATCGACGCCAAGAACCTCAACCGCGACAACGGGACGGCGCTGCGCAACGTGGCGTACATGGCGCTAGCCGTCGCCAACGGCACCGACTTCGCCACGGAGCGCGACGCGGGCAACAACATCAACCCGCGCTTCCTGTCACCGGCGTACCCGTCCACGGTGAGCCTGTCCGACGCGCTGCTCAAGCAGGTGCAGGCGCTCCCGAAGCTCGCCAACTCCACGGTGGCCTACGAGATGCTCGACTACACGGACGAGCAGATCCAGCGCATCGAGTCGGACGCCCGCAAGTCGGAGGCGCGCCATATCGTCAACGCCATGGTGGACGGAGGCGAGGATGGTACTGACCAGGCAGGCGCTCAGTGAGTACGACGCGCGCATCCAGAGGCTCGGTGATGGCGCGTACGACACGGTGTACAGACGCGTGACGCAGTTCATGAAGAAGTTTCCCGGCGCATCCGTCGGGATGGTTCGCGACTTCACCATCGAGTCCGTGACCTACGCCGTCTCGGTCTACGGGGACGCGGCGTCGACCTGCGCCGCGGACCTCTACGACGAGATGGCCGAGGCGTCCGGCGCGAAGCTGCCGCCCGCCGTCCTCGACACGACGGACGTGTCCGGCTTCATCGATAAGGAGGTGCGCTACCAGGCGGGCAAGCTCATAGCGGGCAAGGTCGAGGAGTTCGCCAACGCTGCCGCCGCCAAGGCGACCGACCAGGTGTCCCGACGCGCCAACGAGACCATGCGCCGCAACGCCAAGCGCGACGGCCTTCGCTACGCGCGCGTGCCGATGGGCGGCGAGACGTGCACCTTCTGCATCATGCTCGCCAGCAGGGGCTTCGTCTACAAGAGCGCGAAGACGGCCGGCGAGGGAAACCACTTCCACGCGAACTGCCGCTGCAAGGTCGTGCCGCAGTTCGACAAGAGGGGCCGCGAGACAAAGGTCGAGGGCTACGACCCCGACGAGCTGCTCCAGCGTTGGGCGAAGTTCAGCGAGATCGACGGTAGGGCCGACATCCCGCCTGCCGGTCGCGAGCGAATGAAGGCCATGCTGAATGCGAATCCGGAGCTGTCGGTCATGGAGGCAGAAAACAAATGGGTCGAGCAGTCAAAGGGATACGCCTCGAACATGGAGGCAGTCGGCAGCAAGGCATACAAACGGGTCGTGTCAGATATCGTCGGAGAGGGAAATGCCGAAAATGTATGGAAGGACATGCGGCATACCCTAAAGGTTAAAAGCGGGAAACCACGAGAAAGCCTTTATATCTACGACCTCACGGACGGTATGAGGATCGGGTCTGTCACCGACAGCAAGGACGATCTGCAGGTAATCATGCCGAGAGTCATCAGGAACGCCGCAGTGTCGGCCTCGAGAGACGGGCATTCCGTCATGATCATGCATAACCACCCCGGCAGCTCATTGCCATCTGCGGCAGATGTCGCTAGCGTAGCGAGATGTGGGGCAAAGTTTGGAATAATCGCGTGCCACGACGGGTCTATTATCAAGTTTTCTCCGGTGGACAAAAGATATGAAAGCTATAATGAAGACGAGCTGGAAGCCATCGACAGGATGGTAAGCAGAATCATCAAGAAGAAACGAATGCAGGGGCAAACCGAACCTGAGTACATCGATACGATCAAGACGGAGGCAGGTGTCAACATTGAGCGTTTTGTCATTGGTTAATGCCAGATTCGAAGAAGAGAAAACGAGCAATGATGACCAACAACATTGCTACGACGCTATCGTCGACTCTCTGACTGATGAGCAGAAGGACATCTTCCTCAAGGAATGCGACATTGCCGAGTCGCTCGAGAAGGAGCACGGCCTTTTCAACGTCACGCCAGAGATGTACGAGAAAGCCTTCGCCGATGCAGGACTTGAATAGGCAACGCTGATCCGCAAAAGAAGCAAGCCGCCTTCGGGCGGCTTTTTTCATGCCGAAAAACGCCAAAACAGCCAAATCTCACGCCCGTAAGACACTGCCGAGCAAAGAGGGCCGCACGGCCCCAAGACGTACATCTACCGGGCTCGGCCGCACGGCCTGCCCGACGGGCCGCACGGTCCGGGAAAGGACGCGACATGGCAGAGGAACAGACCGCTACCGCCGAGGCCGCCGAGACGACCGAGACGGAGGAGCCCGACTACAAGGCGCTCTACGAGGCCGAGAAGGCGCACTCCCGCAAGTGGGAGAAGCAGGCCAAGGCCAACAAGGGGGCCGCATCGGCTCTGAACGAGGCGAACGAGGCGAAGAAGAGCGCCGACGAGAAGATCGCGGAGCTCGAGAAGCGGCTCGACGCCAAGGAGAAGGCCGAGGCGCGAGCAAAGACCGCAGCCAAGGTCGCGCAGGAGAAGGGAGTCCCCGCTGACCTGATCGTAGGCGAGGACGAGGAGAGCATGGCCGCATGGTGCGACAAGATGCTCGCCGCATTCAAGACAAAGCCCGCGCCGCGAGTGGAGAAGCCCGGCAGCTTCGACAAGGGCGGCAACGGCGGGAACGAGGCGCTGCGAGACTTCGCCAAGCGCCTCCTGAAGTAAGCCACACCACCGAAGAAAGGCACAGAAATGGCTGCAAACGACACCAAGAAGATCACGCTGCCGTCCAGCGTGGTCTCCACCATCATCGGCAAGGTGAAGGACACCTCCACCGTCGCCGCGCTGTCCCCCAGCACGCCCCAGAAGTTCGCCGACACGACCTATCTCGTGTTCAACCCGACCGCCGAGGCCGACGTCGTGGCGGAGGGCGGAAAGAAGTCAGGCTCCGATATCTCCACTACGCCCATCGTCGCAAAGCGCGCCAAGATCGTGACGACCACGCGCGTCTCCGACGAGCTGAAGTGGGCCGACGAGGACAACCAGCTGGAGATCATCTCCAACATCATCGCCGACCAGACCGCAGCCGCGGGCCGCGCGCTGGACTACATCCTCTATCACGCAATCAATCCGAAGACGGGTCTCGCCCTCGACGGCTACACCGCCTTGACCGCGGCCGCGGGAGTCAACAGCGTCACCAAGACCGACTCCCCGGTCGACGACATCGACTCCCTCTCCGACGCGCTGCTCGACTACGGCATCAACGGCATCGCCATGAGCCGCCAGTTCGCCTCCGAGCTGCGCAAGCTGCGCGTCCCCGCGACCGGCCAGCGCCTCTACCCCGAGGTGCCGCTGTCGCTCAGCGTGGGCAACCTCGACGGCATCCCCGCCGCCGTTTCCGGCACCGTGAACGGCCGCCTCGCCAAGACCCCGACCAAGGTATCCGCCATCATGGGCGACTTCTCCGCCATCAAGTGGGGCATGGTCCGCGACATCACCGCCGAGGTCATCGAGTACGGCGACCCCGACAACACCGGCCAGGACCTGAAGGGCTACAACCAGATCGCCTACCGCACCGAGGCCGTGCTGGCCTACGCAGTGCTCGACCCCAAGGCCTTCGCCGTCCTCAAGAGCGCCTAGGAGGTACCGAGATGGCACAACTGGTACAGAAGTTCATCGTGGAGGACGCGGACAAGGCGTCCAGCATCCTCCCGCAGCACGTGGCGCTCGTGTCTCCAGAGGGTGACGCGCTCGTGCTGCCAAAGAAGGTCGCCAACCCCGGCGCCAACCCGACCGTCGCGAAGGTCGTGCAGGCCCTCGTCGACGCCGGGATCATGGAGGCCCAGTAGCCATGGCCGCACTCGCCAGCGTCGACGACTACAAGGCCCGCTACGGCGAGCCCGCCGACAGCGCGCGCACCGATGTGCTGCTGCAGGACGCGTCAGACCTGATGCTCGCGGCATACGAGGACCGGCTCGGCGCGTACTCCGTTGGCGTGTGCCCGGCATTCGACCGCGCAGCGCCCGCCGTGTGCTGCCTGCTCGTCAACCGCGTGCTCTCGGCCCCGTCAGCCATGGCGGGAGCCACCCAGTACAGCCAGGGGGCCGGCGGCTACACCGCATCGGTCACCTACGGCTCGGCGCTCGGCGAGATGTACCTCGGCAGGAGCGACCTCAAGCGCCTCGGGCTCACGGGCCAGACGCTCGGGGCGCTCAGCCCGCTCGCGCGCGGGGGTGGGGCCGAATGATGTGCCTCATCTCCGGCGAGACCGTGACCGTGCGCAACGCCGCGCAGTCGTTCGACGAGCTGGGCGAACCGGCCGGCGAGACCGTGACCGAGACGGCGGTCGACAACGTCGTGGTGTGTCCCGGCGCGACCGCCGACCTCGACTCGACACGCCCCAACGGCGTGTCGGTCGCCTACACGCTGTGCTTCCCCAAGGGGGCGGGCGTGTCCCTCAAGGGCGCGACCGTCACGGTGCGCGGCACCGACTACAAGGTGGTCGGCGACCCCAAGCGATACACCGAGGCCAACACGCCCGGCCCGTGGAACTTGACTTGCGAGGTGACCCGCACCGATGGCTAAGACCGGATGCAAGGTAAAGATCGAGTGGAAAGGCTGGAAGCGCGGCGGCTATGCGGAGGTCATGAACAGCGGCGGGGTGCAGGACATGCTCGACAGCCACGTCGACGCGGCCAAGGCCGCGATCCAGGGGGCCGAGCGCATGGAGCGGACCGACGTGGCCTCCTTCAACGGCAGGCTGGCGCGAGGGCGCGCCATATACCTGGAAGGCGGCGAGTGATGGACATCGAGCGAGTCGTGGCGCGCCGCCTCATGGCGGCCACGGGCATCAAGTGCGTGCTGGACGTCCCGGCAGACCGCCCCGAGGAGTTCGCCTGCGTCACGCTCGCCTCGACCGGAGGCGGCCGCTTCACGCGCTCACCGCGCGTGGCCGTGACCTGCTGGGCGGCGACGCGCAGGCGGGCGCTGGAGATGGCGGAGGCCGTTGAGCGCGCCTGCGGCGCCATCGAGGACGAGCCGAACGTGTTCCAGGCCCTCCCAGACGGCCTGTACCGTTGGGACGACCCCGAGACGGGCACGCCACGCTACCAGACAAACATCGACATCAAGACATGCGAATAAGGAGCAATCATGGCAGAGACCAACACCAACAACGTCGCCAACGTCTCCTCCACCAAGGGACTCAAGGGCGGCTACATCTTCACCGCGCCGGCCGGAACGGCGCTGCCCACCGACTACAAGACCGCGCTCGCCCCCGCGTGGAAGTGCCTCGGCTTCATCTCGGAGGACGGTTACACCGAGACCCTCGACACCGACTCCGAGGACTTCAACGACATGAACGGCGACCTCATGGCCTCGCCGCAGACGTCCCGAGTCGAGAGCGGCCAGTTCACGCTCGCCGAGATCAAGGCCGCCACGCTCAAGATGATGTACGGGGACGCCAACGTCACGGACGAGAACGGCGTCATCACGGTCAAGCACAACGGCGACTCGTCCGACACCTGGCCGCTCGTCTTGGAGCTCGTCCTCAAGGACGGCCGCCGCTGGCGCAAGGTCATCCCGCTCGCGCAGTCCTCAGAGCTTGACGACCTGACGCTCGCCGTCGGCGAGCTCGCCGCACGCGCGCTGACGGTCAAGTACCTCACGGACGAGAGCGGCAACACCTGCTACGACTACATCCAGTCCACCGAGAGCACGGAGGGCTAGGCATGACCGAGATCACCTTCACCGTGCCGGGACAAGACGGCGAGTTCACCGCCGACTACGACGAGCTCACGTCGTACAGGACCAACAAGCAGTTCGCCATGAGCGGGAAGAACCCGTCCGGCATGTTCGAGGCGTTCGAGCGCGTCTTCGCCGGCCACGACGAGGAGTACATGGACCGCCTGGGCGGCTCAGTCGAGGCCACAGGCGTCCTCATGCAGGCCGCTTTCGAGGCGGCGAAGGCAAAAAACTCCTCGGCTTCGTCCGGGACCTCGAAGGTCATCGCGGCGAAGTAGTAGCCGATTTCCAGCAGTACTACGGCATGGCCCTCCCCATCTCGGGAGGGCCTGACGACCTTCCGCGCATGGCCATGCTCTGGGAGCACCTGCCCGAGGGGTCGAGGTGCGCACGCCGCAACTACCCGGAGCTCAAGTGGGACTCCTCCACCTACATGCTCTGGCGCATCGAGTACCAGCTGCGGTTGCTCGCATGGGGCATGGCGGACAAGAAGAAGCGGCCGGCAGAGCCGCAGCCCATCAAGACGCCCGGCGAGATCGCCGAGCTTGAGCGGCGCAAGGCGAACGCCCTGGCGAGCAGGGCGGAGATAGACGCGATTCTCGGGTTAGGAGGACATGGTGGCGACTAGCGTAGGCTCGGCGTGCATCACGCTCATGCCGTCCATGGACGGGTTCGCCGGGAAGATCTGCTCGGAGTTCGGAAGCACGGGCTCGAAGGCCGGCAAGTCGTTCGGAGGGGCCATGACCGCCGGCGTGAACGACGGCGTCAGTAAATCGAGCGGCCTGCTCGGAGGGCTGGGGACGGTCGCCAGGGGCGTCGCAACCGTCGCCGCCGCCGGCATGACCGCGCTCACGGCGGCCGTGACCGCCATAGGCGGCGCGGCCCTCTCCGCCTATGCCGACTACGAGCAGCTCGTCGGCGGCGTCGACACGCTCTTCGGCTCCGCGTCCGGGAAGCTGCAGGCATATGCCGCCGACGCCTACAAGACGTGCGGCCTCTCCGCGAACCAGTACATGACGCAGGCCACGAGCTTCGCGGCCTCGCTCGTCTCATCGTGCGGCGGCGACGTCGCGAAGGCCGCCGACTACGCCAACATGGCCATGGGCGACATGAGCGACAACGTCAACAAGATGGGGTCGAACATGGTCGACGTGCAGAACGCGTACCAGGGCTTCGCGAAGCAGAACTACACGATGCTCGACAACCTCAAGCTCGGCTACGGCGGCACGAAGGAGGAGATGCAGCGCCTCATCGCGGACGCGAACAAGCTCCGCGAGGCGCAGGGCAAGAACGCCGACCTCACCATCGACAGCTACGCCGACGTGGTCGAGGCCATCCACACCGTGCAGGAGAGCATGGGCATCACCGGCACCACCGCCGAAGAGGCCGCCACTACCATCTCGGGCTCCATCGGCATGGCCAAGGCGGCATGGGAGAACTTCCTCACCGGACTCGGGCGCGACGACGTCGACTTCTCGCAGCTCACCGACCAGCTTCTGACGTCCATCGGCGCGGTGGCCACCAACGTCGCGCCGCGCGTGGCGCAGATCGGCGCCGGCATCATCCAGGCCTTCCCGACCGTGCTCGCGGGGCTCGGCGCGGTGCTCGCCCCAATCATGTCCGAGGCGCTCGCCACCGCGTGGAACATCGCCGTCCAGGCGCTCTCCAACATCGGAATCCACCTGCCGGAGGTGGACTCATCGCAGATATGCTCGGCGTTCAAGGCAATAGCCGGCGTCGCCTCGACCGTCGTCGGCGTCGTGCGCTCGGCGTTCGAGGCGATGCCGGGCATTTTCGAAACCGTTACATCTGCGGTCGGCGGGGCGATCAGCGCCGTCATATCGGCCGTCACGCCCTTTGCGGAGTATTTCGCCGCGCAGATGCTTCCCGCAGTCGTGTCGTTCGCGTCCGGCCTCGTGTCCGCGTTTGCGGCGGTCTGGCCCGCGCTCTCGCAATTCGGCCAGACGATCATGAACATCGGAACGGCCATCATGCCGGTATTGCAGAACGCGTTTGCCCTGATCATGCCGCTGATTAGCCAAGCCATAAGTCTGGTCATGCAGCTGTTCTCGGCGCTCTCGCCGCTTATATCGCAAGTCGCAGCCGCGCTCATGCCGGCGTTGACCGCCATAGGGACGGCGCTCGCAAACCTCGCCGCAGCAGTGCTTCCCGGTCTTGCGGCTGCGGTCCAGGTCGTATTCTCCGTGATCCAGATGCTCATGCCGGTCATTCAGACCGTGCTCTCCGTAGTCGGCTCGATCGTGTCCGTGGTCCTGACCGTCGTGTCGCAGGTGATCGCCGCCGTCATCAACGCCGCAGCAGTCGTATCGTCTGCCATATCGGCGGTCCTGACAGTCGTATCAGCCCTAGTGGCAGGCGTGACGGCATTCATCGGCTCGATTCTCGCCGTTGTCGGCGGGTGCGTGTCGACCGTCTCAGCCCTAGTGGCCGGAGTGGTAAACGCCGTCGTGTCCCTGATCGGGTCGCTCGTATCGTCCGTCCTCTCGGCCATCTCGGGCCTGGTATCCGGCATCGCGTCGTTCTTCCAGTCGATTGTCTCCACCATGTCTAGCGCCGCGAGCAGCGCCTATTCCGCAGTGACAGGCGCATTCAACTCCATGGTCGGCGCTGTCTCCGGTGCGGTCGGGAACCTTATGGGCGTCGTGTCCGGTATACCCGGCCAGGTAATGGGCTTCTTTGCCGGAGCGGGGTCGTGGCTCGTCGACTCCGGCCGCGCGCTGATAGACGGGTTCGCGGAGGGCATCCAGAATGCAGTCGGCGGCGCCATCTCGGCAGTATCCGGCGTCGTGTCCCAGATCCGCTCCTTCTTCCCGTTCTCGCCCGCGAAGACCGGCCCGTTCTCGGGCCACGGCTACACGACGTTCTCCGGCAAGGCCCTCATGGAGGGCTGGGCCGAGGGCATCGGCGGTGGCACCGGGTCTGTCGTCTCCGCGATCACCGGCGCCATGGAGACGGCCCAGGGGATGCTGTCCACGGGGCTCACGGTGGCACCGGCGGCGGGCGCGGCCGTCGCGGCAGGCGCGACCTACAACATCACCGTCAACGGCGGGAGCGTAAACGCAGACCAGAGGATCATGCAGGCGGTCGACGTGCTCGTTTCCGCAGCCAAGCGATCCGCAGGATCGGGGAGGTAGAGAATGGCTATCGCGAACGGGCCGGCGGCGGGGTCGCTCGGCCGCTGGTGGGCGCGCGTCGACGCCCAGGTCGTGTCCGAGACGTCGACAACGGCAACGATCAGGTGCCGGGCGTACTTCCACTCGAACGCATGGGGCTTCGACGTGGCCGGCTCCGGCACGGCGTCGGTCGACGGGAACGCGGTCTCATCGGGGCGCGTGAACCTGTACTCGCCGACCGGCGGCACTGTCGACCAGCTCCTCGCCTCCAGGGAGCTGACGGTGGCGAAGGGCTCGCAGCCGAGGGCCGTCTGGTGCTCGGCGACGGTGAGCGTCACCGGCGGCTACCAGAACGGCTCGTCGAGCGCAGGCGTCAACGTATGGGTCGGCAGCCGAACGTACTACCAGCCGCACCCTCCGCGCGACTGCTCGCTGCAACGCGTGTCCGACACGCAGCAGCGCATCGCGTGGTCGCCCGACTACACCGGCATGGACGGCGGTTACCCCTGGGCGGGCGTGTACGTAGACCGCCGCGCCGACGACGGATCGTGGGTCAACATCGCCGACGTCTCGTGGGATGTGACCAACTACACCGACAACTCGACGAATGCCGGGCACAAGTACGAGTACCGCCTTTGCGCACACGGCCCGGGCGGCAACTCCACGCACGCCCCGTGCGGCACGACGTACACCACGCCGCCGGCGCCGTCGCGCGTCGACGCCATCAAGGCGGACGCCACGAAGGTGACGCTGCGCGTCTACGGCGCGTGGCAGTACGCCAGCGCGTGGGAGGCGCAGCGCTCAGCCGACGGCGGGAAGACGTGGGCGGACATATCGACCGCCATGGATGTCGCGGGCGGCGCGCGCGTGGACCTGCACGACGCCTCCGCGCCCGCCGGCACGATCGCCTACAGGGTCAGGGCCAAGCGCGGGGACCTCGCGTCCGCCCGGGTCAAGTCGAACTCCGTCACGACCGTCACGCCGCCGCTCGCCCCGAGGGTGACGGCAGACCCGGTCGTGCCGACGGGCGCGACGGCGAACGTGTCGTGGGTGCCGAACCATCAGGACGGCTCCGCGCAGTCCGCCGCGCAGCTCGAGCTCGTCGGCAGCGAGACGATAACGAGGTCGTACACGACCGAGAACAGCGCATCGGTCACGCTCGCGAAGGGAAGCTGGAAGGCCCGCGTCCGCACGAAGGGCCTGCACGCCGACTGGGGAGCGTGGTCCGGATACGCGGCGATCACGGTGGCGGACTACCCGCAGTGCTGGGTATCGTCCCCGGCAACGGACGGCGCGCTCGTCGACGCGGTGCCGCTCACCGTCGAGGTGGCGGCGACCGACGAGACCGGCATCTCCCGGGCCACGCTCACGCTCGCAGAGGTCGGCGGCGCGACGGTCGCCACGGCCGACGTCACGGACCTGGAGCCGGTGAGTTTCGGCAGCTACGCCACCGTCCGCAACGGCACCGGCTATCTGCTCACGCTCACGGTGAACGGTGGCTCCGGCCTGTCTAAGACGGCGACGCGCCGCTTCAGGACTCACTGGGCGGAGCCGGCAACGCCCGAGGTGTCGCTGTCGTACGACGCGGCCTTGGCGTGCCACGTGAAGGCGGGCAACGGGGTCTCGTCATACGAGATCGAGCAGACCACGCTCGTCGGCCCCGTGTCGGCCGACGAGGCGAATGGCGAACTGCCCATGTCCGGGACGTTCACCGTGGACGGCGATGCCATCGTGATCGGCAACGCCCCGCGCTGCTCCAGCTTCACGGTCGAGCGCGTGACATACGACGGCATCGCCGTCATAGCCTCCGGCATGCTCGACTCACAAGAGACGATCGACCGCATCCCGCCGCTGAACACCGATTACGCGTACAGGGTCACCGGTTACGCCGACAACGGCACGTCCTCGCAGGCCACGGCCGAGGCAAACGTCTTCGCGCACGGGATGGCGCTCAACTTCGGGCAGGACGCATCGACGGCGCTCGTGCTCGACTACAACGGCGATTACTCGACAAGCTCCAGGCGGGCGGTCGAGACCTACCACTTCGCCGACGGCGGCGAGAACGGCGACCTGCCCATGTCGTACGCGCTCGACGAGCTCGACAAGGAAACCTCGCTCTCATGGGAGATGGGACGCGACGGCCACGACGCATACATGCGCATCATGGACGAGCAGTGGAAGGGCTGGTGGCGCGGCCATGCCGGCGAACGCGCCTACGGCCCCATGGACTTCGACATGTCTGTGAAGGCCCCGGGGGTCTGGAAGGGCTCGGCCAGCGTGGTCCACAACGTATTCGAGGAGCCGATAAATGGCTGATTGGAGCAAGCCCTTCCTCACCTCGTTCCGCTTCATGCGCGTAGATCGAGCTACAGGCAACGAGGTCGAGAGGGTCGCGAACATAAAGAACGGCGGCTGCATCGAGCGCAACCAGGACAAGGACTACACGACCGGGCAGGTCGAATACTCGGGGAATCTCGACCTCGGGTCAGACCTGCTCCGCGTGTACCTCGATGCAGACTTCGGCGGATCGTCCGTCGGCGAGGCCCTGGGCACCTTCGTGGTCTCGGTGCCGAAAAGGACGAGGCGCGGCGTCAACTCGACGGGCACCGCCGACCTCTCGGGCAGGCTCTCCGAGGTCGCCGAGGACGAGTTCGACGCGCCGCTCACCGTGCCCGCCGGCACCGCGGTGGTCCCATACGTGGCGGGCCTGCTCAAGGAGGCCGGGTTCTCCGACGTGATCGCCGACGACTCCGGCTACAGGCTCGCGCAGGATTGGACGCTCGGCATCGACTCGGGCGACTTGAAGCTGTCCAAGCGCCTCGCGGCATGCAACGCGCTGCTCGACGTGGCCGGGTTCAGGGCCGTGGACGAGGACGCGTACGGCAGGCCCGTGCTGCGCAGGTACATGGAGCCGCAGGACAGGCCCGTGGCGATGACGCTGCGCGAGGGCGCGGGCGCCCGGTTCGTCAACGAGGTGGTTGAGGAGCTTGACCGCTCGGGCGTGGCCAACGTCGTGCACTGCGACTACGAGACGCAGGACGCCTTCTTCCGCGGAACGGCCGTCGACTCAGACCCGGGCAGCCCGTACTCGACCGTCTCGCGCGGGTGGCGCAAGACCGCCTCGTACAGCTACAGCGACCTGCCCGAAGGCTCGACGGACGCAGAGAGGCAGAAGGCCGCAGACGCAAAGGCGGCAGAGATGCTGAGGACGCAGCAGAGCGCGATACACAGGGTCACGGTCAAGCGGACGTACGCGCCTGTCGCGTGCGGTGACGCCGTGGCGGTCGATTGGGCGAGCGCCGGCATCGGCGGCAAGTTCGCGGTGAGGACCGCGACTCTCACGCTCGTGGGAGGATGTCCAATCGAGATGGAGGTGAAGAGGTATGAGCGATGAACTCATATCGGCCATGCGCCGCTACGGGGCGGCAATGGCCGACGCGACGGCCAACGACCCTCCCGGCCGGCAGGCGTGCTACGGGACCGTGGAGTCGGTATCCGGCGCGTCTATGACCGTGTCGGTCAAGGGCGCCGCCCTGAAGCTCCCGTACACAACGGCATGCTCGGGAGCCAGGGCCGGCGACCGGTGCATCGTCCAGTCGATCGGCCCGACCGCCGTCGTGACCGGGATAATCGACAGATAGACAAGGAGAGATCATGCCAGGTGGAAGCAGCGCGGCCGCGATACTCGACGCGGACGGCAACATCGATAGGGTCAGGACGTCGGACGGGGCGGTCTACGTCATCGCCTCGACCGTCGCCACGGAGTCGGCGGCTGCGGCGACGGAGGCCGCGCGCGCGGCGAACGCCGCGTCCGAGGCGGCCTCGACGTCCGAGGCGCTGCGCGCCTCCGCAGAGGCCGCGAGGGCGGCAGCCGAGCAGAAGCGGGCGGCGGACCAGCTGAAGAACAACACCGACCAGGCGCAGAACAACGCGGCGGCGAAGGGCATGACCTACATGGTGCTCGCGCCCGGCGAGTACGAGCCCGATGCGGTAGACGGCGCGCACAACGTCCCGACCGTCACCGGCAGGGTCGGCGTGATGTACCTGACCCCAAAGGTCGACGGGGCGACCTCGGAGGACGCCTACGACCAGTGGATGAGCATCGACGGGGCCTGGGAGCTCATGGGCGGCACCGGAATCCATATCGACCCGGTGACAACGGCGGACGTCGACTCCATCGCCTCCGGGTCGACGGTCACCGCCGAGCGCGTGCTCAACGCCACCGGCCTCACGTACCTGTGGGCCAAGCTTAAGGCCGCTTTCGCGCAGCGCGCGCACTCGCACGGCGCCGGTGATATCTCGTCCGGCACGCTCCCCGTCGAGCGCGGCGGCACCGGGGCTGCCACGGCGGCGGAAGCGCTCGCCGCGCTCGGCGTGACCGTCGGCGAGGCCGACGCGCCGGAGACGGGCGCTCCCGGCTCGATCTACATCAAGATGCTCTAGGGAGGCGCGCCATGGCTCATTGGGAAGGCGGGGTGTGCCAGCTCACGGGAAGGACCGTGTGCAGCCTGGACGCCACCGTGACGAACGTCAACGACATGCAGGCCACGGTGAGCCTCACCGGCTACTCGTGGTCGGACATCGTGGACTCGTGGGGATTCGACCTGTGGGTCGGTAACGGCACCGTGCTCGGCGCATCCGGCGTCGAGGGCGAGAGCAAGACGCACCCGAGATGGTCGACGACCAACAAGGTCCCGAGCGGGGGCCTCAAGCGCACCGTGACCGTGCCGCGCGCCTGGGGGAAGGACACGACGCTCGCCGTGTGGTGCCGGTACAGCGACTCCAACCCGGTGAAGTATCACGGCAGGCTCGACGCCTCCGTGACGATCCCGCGCATGACCTCACCGGTCCATGCCGTGAGCGCCGTGGCGGACAAGGCCGCGGTCCTGCCCGGAGAGCCCGTGTCGCTGACGGTCACGGACTCGAGCGGCGCCAGCAAGGCGCATATGGACCACTTCGAGATCTGGTGCGGCGGCAAGCTCGCCGCGAAAGGCGCGACCGACCACACGAGCAACCGCAGCGAGACCCTGTCGATCGTCCCGAGCGACTACGCGCCGGGCGGCGGCGACCTGGACATCACCGTCAAGAGCGTGCACGAGTGGTACGGGACCTACCCGGAGGCGTGCGCGACCGTGACGGTGCGCGTCTGCCCGCCGGTGACCGTGTACGACGGGACCGGCGCGGCGAGGGTCGGCGCGGTGACCGCGTACGACTCGGCTGGCGCGGGCCGCAGGTGCGTGCCGAGCGCGTACGGGCCTGACGGGAAGGTGAGGGCGTGTACGGCATGACACCTGGCGAGATCACGGCCGCGGTAAGCGTCTCCATCGCTGTGGCCACCTTCCTTTTCGGGCGGCTCACGGCCATGAGGGATCAGGTGAGCGACAAGACGCGCATGAGCGAACGGCTCGACCGCATCTGGGAGACGTGCAGCGACACCCGCGACGCGGTGCGCGAGATGAGCAGGAAGCTCGACGACCACTCAGAGCGGCTGACCCGCGTCGAGCAGCAGGTGCAGGCGCTGGCGGCGCGGGTGGAGCGGGTCGAGGACAACTGTGACGCACGGTTCCACACGGGCGGGACCGATTAGGGAAAGGAAGCTTTCACATGGACGAGTACAGGGACTGGGCCGTCGCGGCCCTCACGCGAGCGGTGAAGACGGCGGCGCAGACGGCCGTCTCGCTCATCGGCACCGGCGCGGTCGGCTTCACCGACCTCGACTGGCTGCAGATCGCGAGCGTGTCCGGCGTCGCCGCAGTGGTGAGCCTGCTCACCTCCGTGGCGGGCCTGCCGGAGGTGGCGGGCGGCAAGAGCCCGCTCGCATCGACCACGAAGGAGGAATAGATGAGCGAAGAGAAGACGCTGCCGGTCGACGAGACCGGCGAGAGCCTGAGCGATGAGACGCTCGGGCACCTTGACGGATGCAAGGGTGAGGAGGACTAGCATGGACTTCAAGGGATTACACGCCGACGTCGACAAGTGGCTTTCCAAGCACTACACGCCGGGCCGCCGCGGACGCAAGATCCAGTACATCGGCATCCACCACAACGCCGGCAACTTGACCGTGCAGGGCTGCTGGAACGTCTGGCAGTCCAGGCAGGCGTCCGCGCACTACCAGGTGCAGAGCGACGGCATCATCGGCCAGCTCGTGCACGACTGCGATACCGCATGGGCGCTCGGCGACTTCGACGCGAACTGCCGCTCGATCAACATCGAGCACGCCGACATCAGCTCCAGCCCGTGGCGCATCTCCGATAAGTGCCTCGAGTCCGGCGCGCACCTCGTGGCGGCGCTCTGCCTCGCCTACGGCCTCGGCCGCCCCCAGTGGGGAAAGAACGTCTTCCCCCACAGCCATTTCAGCTCGACCGCCTGCCCGGCCTCGCTGCAGTCCTCCCAGAGGGACGCGTACATGAAGCGCGCACAGGAGTGGTACGACGCCATGGCCAAGGGCGGCAGCGCCCCGGCGGCCAAGCCGAGCGCGCCGTCCGGCGGCTCCTCCAAGTACGCCGACTGCCGATGGCTCCAGCGAATCGTCGGCGCGACGGCGGACAACATCTGGGGACCCGACACCGGCGCACGCGTCGGTGCGATCCAGATGGCGAGCATGTATCACGGCACGCAGTTCCCCTATGGCGTGAAGTACGTCCAGAAGGTCATCGGCACCACGCCGGACGGCATCTGGGGCCGGAACTCCAAGGCTGCGCACGACGCCATTGTCAAGCGCATCCAGGCCGGCTTCGGCATCGAGCAGGACGGCATCCTCGGCAAGGACACCGACTCGCGCATCCACGCGCTGCACCTCGCGAGCAACCACACCGTGTAGCGATCTCCTCCCCGCTTCGGCTGGGAGAATTTTTATATTTCCAAGCATCTTCGTATCCGGGCGGTCTGCCACGATTGCCAAAATCCAGGGCACATCCGACATCGCACAGCCATCTTCCGAACCGCGCCCTTGGCACTTCATCGCCCGATAGGGTAAGATTCAGGTAGACAGAGAAAGATACTCCTCGTATCCCTGCTCCTGTCGTCCTCTACCCCCTAGCAGTACGCTCCTCTAATCTCTGAGAGAGCCGAGCCTAGGGGGATTTTACTGTTTAGGCGAGCGGAGACCTTAGATGCACAAGATGGCCGTACTGGTTGACGGCGGGTTCTACCTCAAGAGGGCAAAGAACCTCCGAGGCGAGCTAGACCCGAAAGAAAGGGCATCGGAGCTCGCTAGATACTGCAGAGCCCATGCGAGCCATGAGAATGCCGAACTCTACCGCATCTTTTATTACGACTGCGACCCGATCGCTAAGAAGGTCTTCCACCCGCTGCACAACAGGACGTTCGACCAGTCCAAAACCCCTGAGTACGCCTGGAAGACGTCGTTCTTCGACGAGCTTGCGAAGATTCGGAAACTGGCTATACGAAAAGGGCAGACGCTAGAGACGTCGGGTGAGTTCGTGCTCAAAAGCTCGGTCTCGAAAGACCTCGTTCGCGGGAAGTGGGACGTCGGCAGCCTCGACGACAGCGATTACATTCTCGATGTGCAGCAGAAGGGCGTCGATGTCCGCATAGGGCTCGATGTCGCATTGATAGCGATGAATCGCTACGCCGACCAGATCGTCCTCATCACCGGAGACAGCGATTTTGTCCCAGCCGCGAAGTTCGCTAGCAGGAACGGGGTCGACTTCATCCTTGACCCGATGTGGCACCCGTTCAGAAGCGACCTCGGTATACACGTCGACGGTATGTTCACCCCGTGGAAAAACCCGGCGAAGAGGAAATAGGCCATTTGTTAAATCAGCGTCCGCAATCCGACATCGAGCCCAATCCTCTCAACCTATGGTTTAACAACCTCCAACCACTTATTTTGCGTTTCCGTAAAAACGCGCAGCGCCCCTCTGCCGCCGGGATGCGGTGGAGGGGCGCTTTCTATGTGTCCGGACGGTCTGGCCCGATTGCCAAATTCTTGCCATTCTTGCCAAAAATTGCCATTTTTACAGGGCGCGGCAGGAAGATACAGTAAAAAGAAAACGTCCCCTGAGCTGCGAGAACTCAGGGGACGCATCATTTCAACTGGCGGAGAGCTGGGGATTCGAACCCCAGATGCCCTTTTGGGGCATACTCGCTTAGCAGGCGAGCACCTTCGGCCTCTCGGTCAGCTCTCCGTAACAGCCGTAATATCATACCCTACTCGGCCCCAACAGTACAAGAAAAGAAATGCAAGTCTTCAGAATTCCCCCGCAGATACACAGCGGCGTCATGCTCAATCTACTGCAAAGACCTGCTCAGCACGCTTAAATCGTCGCTGCCGCGTGCATGCCACATCTGATAGACGCAGCGCGTTCCCAAGAAGAAAAAGCCATTATCGACCAGCAGAACTGCCAAATCGGCAATGAAATTCGAAACTTCCTCTGTGGGCGGCAAGGCAATTCCCGCCCGTTCGACGGTAGCAACCGCATCTTCAAACGAAGGCGGCTCCGAGACTTCCATCTCGGCCATAAGCGCCCGCATTTCCTCCTGCGCCGTAGGTTCAATCTCCTCGCCGCGCGGAATCAGCCGATAACACGCAAGTGCCATCTGTCTATCGCCCAAGTTCCAATAGGCAAACGCTATACGATAGAACAGGTAGCCGATGGAGGCGCGATCATGCGCAAGGCGCGCCGCATGCTTTCCCACCTCGACAACCTCATCAAAACGCTCTAGCTGGGCAAGAACGTTGATGAGCGAAAAATGCGCTTGCATGGAGGACTTCGCCATATCGTAAAGCTTGCGCGCCTGCGGGAGCAAAGCTTCTAAATCGCCTGCCTGCGCATAGAGATTGCACAGCTCATACTGGGCAAAGTAAAGGGCATCCGGCACGCGCAAAACACGAATGTCGCCGTCGTCCTCCGTGAGGGAAAGCAGCAAACGCGCAAGGTAATTCTCACAGAATTGAGATTCAATCGGACCCGTTGCCGCAAGCTCTTCCAGCGCACATGTCGCCTCGAGTTCATCGACGAGCTCGGCAAAACCCTTTGCCGCCGCTGCGGGATCGGTATGCACAAGCTCCCGGAGCTCCACCACCCGCTTGACGCGAGGGTCTTCGGAGTCCTCCATCACCTCAAGCTCCGCAGCGGTATCTGCCAAAAGCAGCGACCGCAACGATTCTGGCAGCACGCGCATATCGTTTGCCGGCGCCACCTTACGCCGGTCAACCGCGGGCCAAGCCTCCTCACCGGCATATATCGAGTCTTCAAGCGCCTTGAGACATGGAGCCCCCTCAAACAACCCGGCATCGAGCCGCTTGGCGACTTCACGCCACTTGGCCATATATGCCGAGCGCGTGAACTCGTAGATGCATATCGGGAGCCTCTCCTCGGGCCGCTCGTCTTCGAACAATGGATCGACCTGTACAAGGCAGCGCTCGATATTGAGCCCTGCCGCAAAACAGGCCGCCGCCAACGTAAGGACCACGCGCGATAGAAGTTCCGCGCGCAGCTCTCGAATTTCGCCCTCATCGTATTTGGCCCACCCGCCCGCGAGCTCATCATAGAACGAGCGGGGCATGGCGGCGCAGGGCGGCTGCATGAACTGCACGCGCATGGCGCCGCGAGACACATCGACATCGAATCGATAGTCGAGACGCGTGATGACGTTAATCCCCTCCGCAAGACGCGCAAATCGCGTACGAACATCCCATTCGCCCCCAGGCGTGCATTGAATCGTTCCCGGCATCGCCCATGGATTTGGCTCCGAAAGCTGCTCCAACAGCTGCGCGACCTGTCCCGTCGTCTCGTCGAAGACGCGACGGTCGATCTTCGAGCAGTCTTCTTCACTTGGAGACATGGAGGTGGGCGCCATGCCCGCCCCCATGCGATCAAGCATGCGAGAGAGGCGATTCAGAACCGTCTCAACAGAAAGCACTGTCTCCACTTCATGATGCGACAACCCCGAACGATCGAAGTTGACAAAGAAGCTGCGTGTGCGCTCAATGCGCGCGAGCGTAAGCGTCGTTTTAACCGAGCAAGTGCGCAAGCAGGGAAGATCCACCTCGCTCATCAAGCGCTTTGCATACAGCTCCAGACCGCAGGGATTTTGATTGCTCTCGATGCGATACAGCAGTGCGTCGATGGCGTCCGGAAGCGAGGCGGACGCAAAGCCGCAAAACAGCTCGACAGGCGCATCAAGCGCATGCATCTCGATATCAAAACGTTCATGTTCGGCATTCGGGCTTCCAGAGGAAATGGCACCGGTTCCCGCTGCGCCAAAGACGCAGTAGCGCAGATAAAGCGACGCCAGGAAGTCACCGTAGCGAAGACTGCGTTTCGAATTCCAGGTGGGCTCGTCGGCGTTCTCGCGCATCGTGCCCTCCACAGCACCCTTGAAGTGCGAAATACAACGCAAGCGCCCATGTTCATCAAGCACGCTAATCGATCCCGACTCTGCATCGGGGCTCTTGCGAATCACCAGATCGGGAACATCCGGAAGCGCCGCATCCTTCACCGGAGCACACGTACGGTACACTTCGCCGGACATGTTGACATAGCCCAAAATCTCGACCTGCGATCGTCCGACAAACCGGACAACATAGCAGGCCTCCTGAGCATCCTTGCCAAACGCGCCGGAAATCGTGCCGTACGTTTCGTCGTCGAGCTGCTCGGGCATGTGCGTGAAGCGTTTTTTGCCCGCCAGTAGGCCCAGTTTATAACGAGCTGCCTGCATTGCCTCGTCCTTCTTGTTTAAGCCACCGGTAACGTGCTGGCAGCGAGATGTTCCACATTCATCATACGTTCGATGCTAAGCCTCGGACCCAGGACGTCCGGCAGTCGGTGGCTTTGGGCACGGGGGACGGGACCGCCCGCTTCAGAGGCAACATAAATGCATAAAACGGTAGTCGATTTGAATAAAAAACAGGCAAATCGAGCCACTTTGGCATTTCCTGCAAACCGGACCGTCCATTTTGGTGGAAAAATCAAAATATGTACGATTCGGGAAAACGTTTTTAAGCAAACGAAGGCCCACCCGGCCTCATGACGAACCACGAACGTCGCTCATGGCCGTCATGAAGACCCTAGGATTCATTCTGAGGGCTATACATGCCTAAAACAGACAGGCTTATCGTACATATTTTGATTTTTCCACCACTTCAGGGAACTCACCCCAGGAAATCTGGAACCGGTCCTGCGCTCCAAAT